GTCTGGATTCTCCTCAAGAAATTGTCGTACGTTTGTTTGGTTGAGACGCTTCTCAAAGAACTCAGGCAAGTTATGCTCCATTATGAATGAGTGCATAGACTCCCAGTCATTCGTCCAGTAGCGTGATTTAATTGTGCGATAGAACAACCCTGCGGCTGTCTTAACGCTATCTACGTTATGCTCTTTGCAGTGATCTAACAAAGCGCGTCTTATTTTATCTTGCTTATCTGCAAGTTGGTCATCCTTTTCAGCGAACTCCGCTTTCAATTCTGACCGTTTTGTACGTATGTTTACATACGCTTTTACCAACTTCTCGACGGGAACCGTCATCGGTGTTCTCCATTTTATAGTTACATTACTGTTATATAGTGACTTATGTTACTTAGTCAAGTATTTCTTTGTACAGATTTATCATTTCTGTGTGTACGTTGATGCGCTCGTCTAACAGACGGTAAATACGTTTTTCTGCGCTAGATCCCGCAAGCTGTATAACTGTACACTTATGTTTCTGTCCCGATCTGTGGACACGTGCATTTGCTTGCGCGTAAGTTTCAAGAGAAGATGTCGGCCCCCACCATACCACAGTGTTCGCAGCGGTCAGCGTAACCCCATGAGCCGCAGCTTGCGGCTGAATTACTAAGACTTCTGGATGCGGCTCGCTTTGAAAACGGGCAAATATCTCGGTGCGTTTAGGCGCAGAAACATCTCCTCGTATGACAGCAGACGATATGCCGTCACTGGTTAGCTTTTCTACAAGCAGGTCGATAGTGTGCTTGAAAGGCACAAAGATAAGAACTTTTTGGCTGCTTTCATCTATGACTTCTTTGAGTGCTTGGTATCGGCTCTTGATATCAAACTGCACAGTGTCACCATCGTCGGTGTAAATCGCACCCGCACTTATTTGTAGGAGTTTGTTCAGTCCAATCGCTGCGTTTGCGGCGGTAACTTCTTCGCCTGCGACTTCCATTACCATCTTTTTCCGCAGTGTCTCGTAGTATTTCTTTTGTTGTGGTGTCATTTCGACGAAGCGTTTGGTGTACGTCATGTCTGGCAGATCAAGACATTCGTCTTTTGTAAATCTGATAGCAGGTTGAAGCACCCTGTGGACTGTATCCTTTGCCGTTTCTTTAGGTTTGTAGGTGAACTGCGTGTATTTATACATCACCATATCCCGCCAAGACCCAAAGAACCTTGGCACTGATAATGGGTTGACTAGCTTGGCTAGACCATACGCATCAAGGGGGGACTGTGCAGCGGGTGTACCCGTCATCATCCACAGCCAATCTTTCTCCCCTATAAGTTTGTTTAGGGTTTTCCACCGTTTGGTCTGTGCGTTCTTATAGTGCGTAGCTTCGTCCACAATAAACAAATCGAAACCACCGTTGGCTATCTCGTCTTTTACAATGTCAACGCCATCGTAGTTTATGATAACGAACTCCGCGCCCCCGTTTATAATCTTTTGGCGTTTCTCTTTGCTACCGTAAGCCACATCAACCGTGCGGTGCATTGCAAAAGAAAACAAATCATTCCGCCACGCGCTATCCATGATCGACAGTGGGCAGATAACCAAGGCACGTTTTATTTTGCCGTGGGTCATCAAGTAGTCTGCCGCCCAGATTGCAGAGGCAGTCTTACCTGTACCCTGCTCATTGAAGCAAAAAGACTTCTTGTTGCTCGTCAAAAACGCAGCGGTGTCTTTCTGGTGTTCGTAAGGTTTATATTGTCCGGGCCATTTGTAACGTCTAGTAATGGGTGACGGTACGTTTATATTTAAACCTAATAGTTTGTGGACTTCATCAAGCCCCCAATTTACGACGACTTTATTCATCGGCAACTCCTTACTTTTAGGGATTACTGCCGTGATCTGTTTAGGATTACGGACCTTCAGCAGTAGTGCCTTGTCCCTTATGATTTCCATGTTGTTCTCCGTGGTAGTGTTTCACTACCGTTTTTTCTTGGGGCTACTCAACGCACCCCCACCTGCACGATTTTTCTTGCGGCTCTGGACTTTGTACCCATCTTTGTTTGTGCCGCCTTTACTCAATGGTTTTTTGTGGGCAATATCTTTGCCCTCACGTTTATCGGCTACGCCGTTCTTGTTTGCATCCTTACCTGTCTTGTCCATCGCTCGACGCGCACGTTGGCGCTCCATGCGATCAGAGTGTTCTCCTCTGGATTTTTGCTGTTCGTATTCTTTTTTATATGGGCGGGGTTTGTTTTTGTAAGGCATCAGTTCTTTCCGTTATGTGGGCATTCTACAACTGGACAATGGCGCTTACACAAGCCAGATGGACGTGGGTTCCAAACGTCTGCTTTAAACGCCTTCTCCATCTTACCATAAATTCCTAACCATTTCTCCCAAAGAAGTGGCTCCGAATCAATTTCATATTGGTGTTTTACTAGCTTATTTGCGACAACAAATAACAGTCCCGCCCGTACTTTCTTGATATCGGGGTAGTGCTTGAACACTGACATAGCCATCAACTCAAGCTGCCCCTTGTCTGCATATTGTGCAGACCTTCCTGTCTTATAATCTATAACCCAAGCAGTTTCGGCGAGAGTGTCCACGATCAACAAGTCTGCGATACCGCGAAACCACACACGCTTACTGAAGAAGTCGCATGGTTCAAGATCAGCCGTTAGTCCCAACTTCTTTTCACACAGTTTAACACCACGCTTTTTATTCAGGGCATCAAGTGTATCTTTGATAAAGTCGAACTTTTTAGGCAGGGGTTTACCTTCGCCGATATAATTTTCACACGCTTTGTGGAACTCAGTGCCGTAGCGCATGGCTTCTGTCTCTTCGACAGGGTACTCCTTCAATATTTTTTCGTGGTAGAACTGCTTCGGACACGTCTCAAACGCTTTGGCTTTGCTAAACGACCAAGGTGCTATACTCACTCACAATCTCCGTATGATTTTCCTGTGCCGCTTTCGCAGTCCACAGGTAGCCCTGCTGCCCAATCGGGTGTCCACCGCATACATTCTTCAACATATGCTTGCGCTGCATCGACCTCTTCGTCACGAACGCAGCAAACAATCGAGTCGTGTACCGTCAACACCACTTTGTATTTCTTACTTATTCTTAGCATTTGCTCGCCTATGATGCAACGTGCTAGTGCTTGGCACACGTTTTCTATTACCTTGCCACCATATATTCTGGTGCGTCCACGGCGTGTTTTATAGCTGTACTCAAGACCTTTTTCGCCCTGCTCACTACCTAAATTCTCATAGATAATGCTTAGTTTGCTCGGCATGATCAGCGAACTTTCTGCCGCTGCAACCTGCACCACACCTTTACGTCCAAACTGCGCGGCCCTTTTGTTTGCAAGCTGCTGCACCATGTAATGAGCATCGCGCCATACCTTACTAATTTTGTAGTTGGCATCACGATAGATGCTTATGATCCTACGGGCTTCGTCAGGTGACACTTCAAACCCAAAAGTCTTTAGCTGCATCCCGAACTTCTCGGCACCCATGCCGTAACCTGCGCCAAGGATTGTGGTCTTACCAACGAACCGTTGATCCTTTGTGACGTCCTCTTCTTCACAGTTGTATATACGTGCCGCCATTTTGACGTATACATCTTCGCCTTTCGCAAATGCGTTTGTGAGATCATCTTGCCCTGCGAACCATGCCAACACCCGCGCTTCGATCTGCGAACTGTCTGCCTCTACCAGAGTGCAGCCTTCGGGGGCGATCAGTGCCTTCTTTAGTTTCTTGGCGTTTGGCCCACGGCTCGGCAGGTTTTGTAGGTTTATCTTGTCAGCCCCACCCCAACGACCAGTGTGCGCGGCGTAGTATCTTACGGGGACCGGAAGCAGTCCACGTTTACAAATATCTATAAACCTCTCTGTACGTGTTTCTTCTAAGGTACTTTTGCTACCCAAACGTGCCGCCACCAGAGATTGCACCCGATCATCATCGTGTTCTTGCAGAGCCTTGAAGCCCTCGTCAGACTTGGCAAAGGCGTACGTCTGCTTGTTTGTTGTTGGGCTGATTTTCATCGGGGGTTCCACCCCAATAGCTTTGAGCAGATCCGCAAACTTAGGGTTCGACATAAGATCTTTCTTGTCGGTGACGTTTGCGTCACGCAATAGTTTATCTTTGCGATCTTTGACATATTCTAAATGCTGCTCCAATAACTCAAGGTCCAGATCCAACGTGGGTTCAATGAACATCCGCAGCGTGAGGTCAATCAGTTTTAATTCTTGTCGGGGAAACACACGCCCCATCATCGTGAATAATTTGTAGGTTAAATCTACATCGTTCTTGGCGTAGCCGCCGTACCGTGCAAGTTCTTGCTCAGTGAAATCGGTTTGACGCTTCCCTTTAGCGTTGTTGACTTCGGTGCCTTTGACGCCCACGCCGTATCGCTCTGCCACGGCTTTCAAGGATGCACTTGTTTCGATGCCGTGCAGGGCGCGAGACATGCACATAGTGTCAAACCACACCTTTGGCTTCACGCCGTACCGCCACGAAAGTATAGCACCATCGAACATCGTGTTGTGACATAAGATGGCGCTGTCAGAGAAGTTTATGTATGATAGCAGACGGGATACTTGATCCCCATCTACTATCCACTTTGTAGCCTTGTCGTTCTTTTTGATTGCAAGGCCAATGACTTCGAAACGCCTATCCCGCACGTATTCTTCCGTTGTCATCTTGGACAACGAATAATCTTTGTCGTAGTACGTTTCGAAGTCTAAGGTGTATACGTCCATTATCTTTGACTTATTTCACCACCAAGTGCCATGTACCCACAGACATCTACATAGTTGTCTATGTGCTTGTTGTTTCCGTGAAGCCTAGCGACTTTCATCAAAGCCAACATGACTGGTACGTCATCGACTTTTATGTAATCACGCAGCCCAAGATGTGCGTTCCAGTACGCAGCCATCAATACAAAGTTACTTTCTGCATCGCCGTGCTGCTCGGCACGATCTTTACTGACAAGTGTCTCAGCTTCTTTGAGAATACTTGTGCGCGTAACTGACAGCGGTGGATCGAAGGGCAGTTCAAGCTGTTCCTCTTTCGGCGCTTCTAACACCTCTTTCGGCGTACCGATTTTCTTCATCAGCATAAATACATACGCCTCTGAAGATTTTGTTGCCTTTGCAATTTGCTTCGCGGTTGCCTTTGGGTGTTTAATTTTATACGCCCAAATCTTATCGGCTTTCTTCTGTTTAACCATAATGTCCTCCTAGACATTTTTACCTGCAATACGCAGTTGTTTTACGAACTCTTTGAGTTCCCTTCTTGCCCGATCCCAATCCTGATTGACATTCGGGTGCTTAAATTGCGTCCTTAGACTTTCGTTTTGGTAGTGGTCCACCTCTCGACGAAGGTGACGCAAAAGTGCTTCTTCAACAGGTGTAAGTTTTTCACTCAAAACGGTGGCTCCTCTCCCTCATAACTTGGTTTCCACGCTACGTATTCTTCACGTACGCTTACGTGTTCTTCCCGTTCTTCTACCAGCCCCATCTCCTTTAGAAACAGGGCTAGTTCTTGTGACACATTATCAAGCTGCATCTTCGTCGTCTATGCCGCGCAACGCATGAACGAGTTGTTCCATCGGTGTAACGTCATGCCCTGCATGTTCGACACAGCCCCGATACCTAGCCAACCACGCAGCCAAAGCCTGTGCAGCTTGCAGTCGCAACTCTTGTTGCGAAGCTTCACTTGAAGGATCAAAAGGGACGTACCCGCCCCCATGCTTTCTGTCTTTCATGGGACTAATGTAAGCTGGGTAATCAGCTACTTTGATACGCACCTTAACATCTTTCACTGCCTCATGTTTAACAGTGATGCGAAGTCCGCGAATAAGTCCCGCAATCCGATCCTTCTCGTACTCTTCGATCTTTTTGTCATCGGAAGCACCGAAGACGTAATCGTAAAATTCGTGATCTGGTTTTTGTTTTAGCCATTCA